GCCTTATCAAATAATAAGCTTCCTTCTATCTCAACCAATAGCGGATTTAAAACAGTGTAAGCTATCGGCATAAATCCTTTAGACCAAACTCTTTTTTTAGCTGCTAATTCTTCTTTTAAATCCCTCTCATCCTTCTTTCGTCCATCCAGAGTTCTTAACTTCTCTTCAAGTTTTTGTAACCTTTTTTGATGTATACGAGCAGCTCTTTCGGATAACTCTATTAAATCGCCTTTCGCCTTTTTCATACCGGGAATAGGTGATAAATAACTCACACCAGGCTCATATTTACCTATAACTTTATAGGTTCTTACCATACCAACACGAAAAAAATCGAAAAATATCCAATCTATAAGTTGTTTAAAATTTACATCAAAATTCCAAGTATCATAAAATGACTTAATTTTGTCATCGTCTATATCATTTTCAAAACCCTTTGCAGCAAAGTTTGTTAAAATATCTATATGAGACCCATAATAATCAGCTTCGTAATAATATTTAATAGCTCTCTGAAATATTTCTTGTGGGTCTTCCTCTGATATGGATTTTTTTATCAAATCCAACACACTTCTATCTATTACGTCTCGCCTCAAAGTAGAAGCAAACTCCGCAGCTCCATGTAAATTAACAGCTTTTTCAGGAGGCAAAGATGCCAGTACTTTTTGAGTAGGGCTCATGTAAAAAGTGGACTTCCCAGTAGATTCATCCACTTCTATTTTTTGTATACCTACCTCTGGGTATTGTGTTTTCATATCAGCTGTAATCTTTTGTAACTGTTTAGGATCCATGCAAATACTCCTTATGTTTTATCCATAGCACTACGACTATAATCAGGGTGGTCACCATTACCATTGCCGTTACCATGTCCATTTTTCTTCCAAACATCAGCAACTTGAAAAGTGCCTTTTAAACCCATAATTATACCCAGTATAGATGCGAATTGTATATTAGTTATTAAAGCAGCTTGTAATAAAATAGTAATCAATAATATAATCCATAGTTTAACAGATATAAATTGAGCAAATAATTTTTGAAACCATAAATCCCAATATTTATTTTTACATATAAACTGCCCATTACCATTACCATTTCTTTTAGCCTTTAACTGGGCTTCCATCTCTTTGACGAATTCTTCATCAATATCATCAGCAAATTCGTCTAGTTTAGAATGTATACGTTCCACCATATCTTTAACAGTAGTAACATCAGTACTTACTGGAGGTGGAATTACATTCTGATCTTCTTGTGGTAATTGAGGCTTTATCTCTTCTACCATAATTATCCTCCGCCTTTTAATAAAGGGCAAGCCTCTACTAAAACATAGTTAGATTATTTTACCTTAGTCAAAACAGCACCTTTTAAATAGTCCCTACCAGAATCAATAGCTACAGATCTTGCAAATCTAGCTCCCGGTTTATGTGGTCTTACTAAACCTTGAGATTCCAATACCAAATCTTCTTCTATACCTTCTCTAAACATTTCTCTAACCCCCCAAGCAGCCAGTACTAAAGCCGAATACAAATCTTTATTTTGACCTTTTTTAGGGGTATCAAAATGTCTAACTCCACGAGAAGTTTGGGTCACTATTATATTTAATAACTGTGATTTTAACACTCTTACTTCTTCATATAATTTTTCAGCTATTGGATTAGAGGATAAAGGTATCATTGGAAACAAAAGATCTTTATGCTCAAACATAGCTAAAGTATCAAAATTAGCATCGTTTATCCACGCTGTAGTAGGATTTACAAGCTGAAGAATACGCTTACCCTTTTTAGATTTAGTAGTGTCATCATCCATATCTAAAATTGGTATATGGTTATTATAACCCTCTTGTAATAAATCACGAATAGGTTTTCCTCCCCCCTGAGAATCCATAAATATACGCACTATATTAAACGCATTTGTAAGTCTTTGAAACTCAATAACCATTTCTTGAGTAGTTTTTTTCTTCAATTCATTAACATATATTATTTTATGAGGATCCCCTATTTCTATAATGATTACGCCACATGAAGCTTTTCCTCCTTGATTAGGGTCTATACCCATAACATACTCTCTACCTTTTTCTCCAGAAACCTGTATACTAAATTTACTATCCCTGGTACAAGATTCTAACATTGAGGCTTTAAAAAACCCATCACTATCAGATACCATAGCAGCTTCATACTCCATTATAAATTCAATATGTGACATTGTACGACGAGCTTCTTTAATATTCTCCTCATCAAGAAAGGCTTTAGGTAATAATTGATAAGGTACTTGATGTACAGCGTATTTAGTTTTTTCACCCTCTTCTTTCATAGCTCTCCAATATGATTTCATTCTATTCCACATATGGTTAAACTTAAAATATCCAGATGAAGTCATTATCATTTTATTAGCTGCTTCATCAGCAAAATCATCTTCAGTAGCTAGTCCCTGATCAATTAACAATTGTTGGCGTTGACGCTCTCGGACTCGCTGCATAGGTTCCAATGACACAGCCGCCATAGGACGCACTACCAGATCAATAATATCAGTGGGCATTTGAGCTAACTCATCTATTTGGATCAAATAAAAACGAGACCCACGAATTTTAGCACCATCCACGCCTATAGGCAGTGCTTCAATGTAGCTCCCGTTAGAATGATCTGTACCTTTAAATTTAAGAAAACAAGTGTCTGATCCTCTAGTAGGTCTTTTTGCGCAAGCTTCTCTTAATACCGGAGACCTTTGATATATTTTCTCCACTTCTGAAAAAATCATCTTAGATTGACGAAAAGAAGGAGCAATGAGCCCTACCCTATATCCAGGGTATAAAAGTGCATGTAGAGCAGCGTTAACCCCCAATAAGAACGTATTATGGCATATAAAGCCGTTGGAAAAATAATTTGGCTCAACATCCATATCCATTTCAAAATCGTAGCAATCACCTAACCACTTTTCTACTGAAACTACCTTATCAAAATAATAATCTCTATTACGTATTCTTAGCAGTTTGTTATAGATATCAGTATCTACGCTATACAATTCCGTGGTGTTTACTATCTTGTTTAAAACATCGTAGGACAAATTTTTTCTATTACCATCGTCTAATCTATAACGCTCGTCAGAAAATAATTTACTAAAAGATCTATGACTACCGTATTTCTCTGCAAGTTCTTTTACAATCGTATTTTTTATGAAAGGAATTATATCTTTATTAGTATTAAATTTATTTTCATTCACAAAATTTTCGAGCGGTTCCTGTTTTCTCCAGAGATTGAATCCAATATATTCATAAAATAATTTAACATCTTCACCGGATATAGTCAATATAAACGCTTTACCAAACTCTGAATCTGTCTTCTTTTTACGCTTTCTACTAATTATGCCAAAATTCAATAACATTATTTGAACTTCTTTTACAAGCTTCTCTGATACTGAACAAAATGTAACTATCCCTTTTTGTTCAAACCCACCATCTGTATCAAATAACCCTCGTAAAAACTGAAGCTGTGTTTGTTCATTAGATCTTCTAATGATCTTGGGCACATCTTTATGATAAGAAAGACGTCTTTTTATATCGTATTTTTCAAAGAACCAACTAAACTGTTTAAATACTATTTTTACAGTGTTATAAGTCCTTTTATCTTCGTCTATTCTATATGATATATTATTTCTTTTACAATAATCTGTACAAAAACTTTCGATGTAATTATCAGCAGTAGTTATATCTTGATGACTATAGTCGTTACCAATACAACCATCGCCTATAAATAACCCCATCAAATAAGCATCATCTTGTGATATATTTTCTTGGCCAAAAGACCTTTGCCCTCGCTGAATACATACGTAATCACCGACTTTAAAATCTTGTAGCTGTTTGTAGTAAAAATTACCACTCTTATCCATTGTTAGTAAAGGGTGGTGCTCACTACCTTTATTTTCTAAACCTAACTGAGTAGTTAACTTCAAACCATTGATATTTTTTTCTAAGGATACCCTCTTTATAGGCTTAAATCCTTCAGATGTATATATAGTTTTATCAGAACTTATTTCTAAAGACTCTCCTGACCTTAAAAACTCAGGGATGGGTTCAAACTCCTCATATAAATAACACAACCCCCTACCGTTTATTAGTGATAAACTATTTATATCTTGGGATTTTCCTCCACCACGGCCCATAACAGTAATATCAAAACTTTTAAACCACATATCACGTAAAATAATTCTCTGAATAGGAGCTAAATCCACATTCAAAAGATCATACGCCGCCATTACAGGATCGCTTCTATAATAAGCTATCATATTAGCGCCGTTACTCATAACCAGTTCTATATCTTCATAAGCATCTACTTTAGCCAACTTACTCCTCTTCTACTATATCAGCATCTTCATCATTACTATTACCTATGAGAAGATCTGATTTCCTAACTTCATCCTCCTTTGTTAATTTGCGAGAAGCTCTCTCCATTATTTCTCTCTTTTTATCCATATCAAAAGCCACGGCCATATCAACAATAGAAAATCCGCTATACTTCTTAGGATCTATACGGTCTTTTCGTCTAGAAACTAAATTATCTTTTAATTTTTCTGTTTGCTTCCTAAGACGCTCTATAGCTGTAGAAGCATCTATCTGCATCATAGAGTCTCCTTTACTAGCTCTTAGTAAACGTATTTCCAAAACTCTATTCATAGCTATTGACATAATATCATCCATATCATTAGCTGTTAATTGAGATTCGTCAAAATCTTTTAAATATATACCTACCAACGCCTCATAAGTAGCTAGTTCATCTGATTCAAATATATCAGCAGCAGGTATAGTTTTCCTCAACAAGTCTTTAAATTTGGGTACTTTCTTTGGTCTTCCTCTTTTAGCCATTATTATATTTCCTATTGATTTATATCAAAGAGCACAATTCTTGCACCATTTCAGCACCAAAAAGTTCTGACAACTCCTCTTTCAATAACAATAAAAATTCTGGAGTTGAATTATGCCCAAAAAGGTGCTCTATATCATTCCCTAAACATAATTCTAATTGATGTAAATAAGAAAGTCTTCTTTCAGTCATTACAGAAGTAGTACCATCAATTTCTTTTTTGTTATCATAAATCCAATCCGTAGCTTCTTCTGATAAATAACTATATTCATGCTCAAGACTATCTGATAAAGATTCTTTTTTTGAATTATACTTTGATAAAGACTTGGATATTTTATTTTTAGTTTCTTGAGAATGAAGCGTGCCCAATCTTCTATTTCTTATTTTTTCTTTAGTTGCTTCACTTAATTTATACCCAAACGGTCTTCCTCTCTTTTTACTAATTCTACACTCGTCCACCATCGTATCACCTTTCCAAACCAATATCCTTAGTTGAACATTTTATAAGCCTATCTGATCCAAACAACTGCACAGCTACAATCAATTTGTCTTCCTCAACATCTGTCTCTTATACACATCTCCGAGCCCACGAGACTAGGCATGATCTCGTATGCCGTCTTCTGCTTGAAAAAAAAAA